TGGAAAGGGCGACAACCAATGCTACATCATCCAGTGGAATCGCTCACTACCCAGTGGGCATCCGCTTACGACTGTAGTGAACTCGATTTATTCGCTCGCAACACTCATAGGCTGCTACATCTCCATAACCGGCGATGTTCGCGACTTTTGGAAACGCGTTAGCGCGGCCACGTATGGTGATGACAATCTTGTCAATCCTGACGACGAGGTTGCGGAGTGTTATAATCAAGTGACGGTTGCCGATGCCATGGCGAACCAATTTGGCCTCACTTACACGTCTGGGAAAAAGGACGGTGAGCTTGAGCCATACACCGTCATTGACAACGTCACTTTCCTGCAACGTAGCTTCCGCAACGAAGATGGCTACATGCTGTCACCACTTAATAAGGACAGCTTTCTCTTCACTCCATATTACTGCAAAAACAAAATGCTCAAGCAACAAATATTGGTGGACACCATGGAGAAATCCCTTGAAGAGCTTAGCCAACACGCACCAGAAGTTTGGGACGAATATGCGCCTCGCATAATTAAGTTCCTGAAGGATAAAGTGGGGAGCACGCGTTGTGCTCCGGACAGGAAAGAATACCAAAAGTTGCTGCGTACTTACGCGGATCATTGGTATTAAATCAAGCACACACACATATACGCACCACATGCAAACAAATGCCTGGTGAGGCGAGGCGCATGTGGTGGACAGGGTGTGTGTGTTATGCCGTGTTAACAGCTTACTACTCAGAGCCGGCTTAGCTCAGAGAAGCTTCACCCCCCTAGGAGTTTGAGATAATGCTTAGGGGTAAATTGTCTCACTGATACACAAGAAAAATCAAACAACGACATAAGCACTCGCGATTCCGTGCGCGAGTGTTCAGTCATCGACTCGCTATCAATTGGCGACAATGTCGAGACTCACGGAAAGACCTCTTACGTTACTGAAGCGTGTGAGTCTATAGATGTTTTGTCTGGTAAGACGTTTGCGCAGGATTTGGGGGTTACAGAAGGTGACTTGCAAAACCTCACTAAGTACTTTGAACGTCCACGTCTCATTCAAAAGGGCACCATTGCTGACACCCGCGACCGTGTGTGGTTTAATACTATGTCTATCACCGACATTCTCACACAATACGGTGTCGCGGGAGAAGCGCGTTTGACTGGCGTGTACGGCCTGCGGTTTAAGCTAGTTTTTACACTTCAAGTCTCATCCACACCTTTCCACCAAGGTCTGCTGGCTTTGTCTTGGCAGTATGGTCCACCCACTCTAGCCGGATATTTGCGCAGCGACCAGTCCTTTACAGCAACCAACGTACCGCACGTGCGCATGAATTTGGCGGACACCACTATGGCTCAGCTTTCCGTGCCTTACATGTACTTTACGGAATATTTGAAGAGAGACAACGCGTTGCCTTATGGCACCATATCTCTCAACAACTTGCTGCCATGTCCGCTTATCTCTGGCATGTCCGCCCCTCATTACAAAGTGCTGATGCACCTCGAAGACGTTCAGCTTGTAGGAGTGGAGCCCGTTGCTAGTGTCGAACTTCAGTTACAGGGTGGTGGTGTCATTAACACTGAGCGCGAGACGGACTCATATCCGTTTTCATCTGCCATGTATGCAGCGTCGCGTTCAATGTCGTTTTTAGGTAAGGGCATCCCAGCTTTGAAGTCTGTTGCGGGGACTGCTAAGTGGTTTCTGGAAAGTTCTGCAGGTGCTGCCCGCGCTTTTGGCTATGCCAAGCCAATCGTGCGAGACCCCCCGACTAAGGTCTTCCAAATTGGAGGGGTTCTTGAGCACAATGTAGATATGCCCAGTAACACCATTATGTTGGCCCCGTTTAACAGCAATTATACGGAGATTGACCCTGGGGTGGGAAATTGTGACGCTGAC